TAGTTATGGATGAGTATGCGTCGATGAAGCCCGAAGTATGGGAGATGATTATTCGTCCTACTTTAGCGGACGTTAAAGGTGGTGCTTTATTTATCGGTACACCCTCCGGTAAGAACCACTTTTATAAATTATGGCTTGATGCACAAAAAGAAGAACTAACGGACGAGTGGGAAGCATTCCAGTTTAACTCTACAGACAATGAGTTTATGGACCCTAAAGAAATTGAGGCAGCTAAAGCCAATATGTCTACACAGGCATTTAGGCAAGAATTTGAAGCTACCTTTGAGTCCTTTTCAGGTGGTGTCTTTAAAGAGGAGTGGGTACGTTATGTTGACGATGATGAAGTCTTTGGGGACAAAACTAAAGAACAAGGTAGCTACGTTCTATCTGTTGATCCTGCGGGGTTTGAGAATGCTGAGAAAGATCGTGGTCTCAAAACCTCTAAGCTTGATGAGACCGCTATATCTGTGGTTAAAATCGTAGGTGATACATGGTTTGTAAAAGATATATTCCACGGTAGATGGGGTATTAAAGAGACTGCACAGAGGATTCTGGATGCAGCGGAGGACGTTAAGGCCACTACAGTAGGTATTGAGGCAGGAGCATTAAAGAATGCAATCATGCCCTACATGGAGGACCTGATGCGTTCTAAGAATAGATGGATTAACATTACCGATACAAGACACGGAGGCCGTAAGAAGCAGGATCGTATTGTGTGGGCATTACAAGGAAGAATGGAACATGGTAAGATTAAATTTAGGAAAGCGGATTGGAACCATCATTTCGTATCTCAGATGCTGGACTTTCCCAGTTCTCTTTCCCATGATGATCTTCTGGATTCTCTAGCCTATATTGATCAAGTATCAGTAGCTGACTTTACAGCTTCAATAGAACTGGATGATTATGAAGTATTTGATGTTGTATCAGGGTATTAAATTTAAAGGTAACACAAATGGCAAGTGACTCTAAAGACCTCGCATACAACGATCCTCAAGCACCTTTGAGTGCTTGGGTTATTAATCGTGTAGAACAGTGGGAGGACCACAGGAATACCAACTATGCCAACAAGTGGGATGAATACCACCGTATCTGGCGCGGTATATGGTCCGCTGAAGACAAGACTAGAGGCGCTGAGACTTCACGTTTGATCTCTCCAGCCACACAACAGGCGATTGAGTCCACTGTAGCGGAGCTTGAGGAGGCTATATTTGGTCAAGAGAAGTGGTTTGACCTACGTGACGATATAGCGGATCAGGACCCTACAGACGTTAAGATCATTAGAGTCAATCTACAGGAAGATTTAGAGAGAGCTAAGTGTAAGAATGGTATAGTTGAGTGTCTACTTAACGCAGCCATCTATGGTACAGGTATAGCTAAGATTAGTGTGGACGAAGGTACACAAAAGACCCTTAAAGAGTCCCCTATCCCCGACACATTGACTGTAGATACAGTAGTTTATGAAGAAGACTTAGTTACAGTGCGCTTAGAGCCACTAATGCCACAGGAATTCGTCATTGATCCCACTGCAACAACCATTGATGAGGCTTTAGGCGTAGCACAGATCGTAATTAAGCCTAAATATGAAATTATTGATGGTATTAGAGAGGGTATTTACGACGATAAACCCTTAGGAGCATACGATAAGGCAGACTTTGGCTTTGATGTAGAAAATGACAGTGTAGCTACGGATGACGATAAGGTTAAGATCACCGAATACTGGGGAAGAGTCCCTAAGAAGTTCCTTTCCAATAATGCAAGCTTAGGTGATGACTTTGATTATGATGATGATGAGCTAGTCGAGGCTGTAGTCATTATAGCCAATGATTCTGTGGTCCTACGTGCAGTAGAGAACCCTTATCTAATGGGTGATAGACCATTTGTAGCCTTCCAATTAGACAGAGTACCTAAGAAGTTCTGGGGTAGAGGTATTGCTGAGAAAGGCTATAACCCACAGAAGGCCCTAGATGCCGAGCTACGTGCGCGTATTGATACCTTAGCCCTCACTACCCACCCTATGATGGGTGTGGACGCTACACGGCTTCCTAGGGGCGTTAAGTTTGAAGTTAAAGCAGGAAAGACTATCCTAACCAACGGTGATCCACGTCAAACACTGATGCCACTTAACTTTGGTTCATTAGCCAACAGTTCCTTTACTGAAGCATCAGAGCTAGAGCGTATGGTACAGATGGGTACTGGAGCAATCGACTCTCAGACTTCAGCGGCTGCTAATCCACGTAACGGGACTGCTTCAGGCATGTCTATGATGCAGGCTGCTTCAATTAAGCGTCAAAAACGTACCATTATGAACTTCACTGAGAACTTCCTAATACCCTTTATTAAGAAGTCTGCATGGAGATACATTCAATTTGATCCACAACGTTACCCGGCTGGTGACTATAAGTTCATTGCGTACTCAAGCATGGGCATTATGGCTAAAGAGCTAGAGATGACACAGATGATACAGTTGTTGTCCATGACACAGCAAGGAACTCCAGCATTTAATATTATGTTGTTGGGTATCTTTGAGAATAGCTCAATGACTAACCGTGAGGATATGAAGCAAGCCATCATGCAAATGAACCAACCTGATCCTAAGCAACAACAGTTGCAGGAAATGGTTCAACAGTTGGAGCTTATGAAGCTACAGATTGAGATTGAAGAGATGAAGGCTAGTGCCACTCTTGACATGGCTAAGTCCGCTAAGATACAGAATGAAATGCAGGAAGGTCAATCAGAGAAAGTAATCATCAAGACACAGATGGACTTTGCTGAAAAGATGGCTAAGATTGAGAACCTACGTGCTACTGCACAGAACATACAATCAGAGACTCAACGTAATGTCCCTGAAGTAGCACACCTTCAGTCAGAGACTATTCTTAACCTAGCTATGGCTAGAGCGAAAGCGCAGGGAAAATGACAACACCAGCTAAAGGTAAAGCCAAAGTTAAAATTCTTTCATCCGGTCAAAGAGTTTCTTATGGACAAAAAGGTCCCGCCGCAAAAGGGGGACGGAGAGTAAAGCCGGGGACATCTAAAGGTGACGCATACTGCGCTAGAAGCTTAGGTATAAAAAAAGGACTATCTAAGAAGAAACAAAATAACCCGAATACACCTAATAACTTATCACGTAAAAGATGGAAGTGTTCAGGAGCTAAATCAAAGTGAACAACCAATAAAGGAAATAACATGGCAGAAAAAGATAGTAGTGTATCTTGGGGTTCAGTCCCCAGAAACGTAAAATTTGAGTTAGCATCAGCTGGTTTTGCTAGAGATAAAAAATCATGGGAAAGTTTAGGTGTAACTTTACAAAATCAGTTAATTGGAGTACATAAAAATAGCAAGATACTGGATAAAACTCCCAAGAGTATTGATTTCTCAGTAAGACGAGATAATAAAGTTAGAAAATGAACGATCAAGAATTTTTAGAACAACGTCTAGACTTATGTAATAACGAAGCTTGGGGCCTCTTTATAGAAGAGCTTACCTCTATGGCACAATCGTTAGAAAACATAAAAAACATAGACGAAGAGAAGACCCTCTTTTTAAACAAAGGGGCGGTGGGTATACTTGATATGATAATAAATCTCAAGGGTACTACCAGACTAGCGTTGGATCAATTAGACCAAGAGGCCTAACTCCAGCATAATTTTAACTCCATAATCTTTATAGACGGAGGATTTGCAATATGAGTAGTGTAGTTGTTGAAGCGGTACAAGAAACCCCAGAGCAAGCGGCAGAGTTTACGGACATTAATGAGGCTCCTATAGAGGAACAACCCATTGAAGTACAAGAGGAGGCAGAATATGAACTCCCCTCTAAATTCAGCGGTAAGTCAACTAGGGAAATTGTTTCCTCATATGAGAACCTAGAGAAAGAACTAGGACGAAAAGGCCAAGAAATAGGCGAGTTGAGGAAACTAACGGACGGTATTCTACAACAACAACTTACCACTAATCAAAGCGGGACAGAAGCGCAATACGAAGAAAAAGAAGAGGTAGATTTCTTCGATGACCCTGACGCAGCAGTCAATAAGGCCATAGAAAGTCATCCTCAGTTCCGTGAGTTTAAAGAGCAGCAGGCTTTACAGCAAGCCAAGGCTACAACTCAGCAACTCGAAACAGCGCATCCTGATTACCTTGAGGTCATTGGTGACCCTAAGTTTCAGGAGTGGGTTAAGGATAGTCCTATACGCACACAGCTTTATGTATCGGCCCATAACTATGATCTGAACTCAGCTAACGAACTACTAGGTAATTGGAAAGAACGTTCATTAATCTCCAATACAGCGGTAGCCGAAGCGGGTAAAGAGGCAAAGCGGACCGCCGCACTAAAGAATGGGAAAGGTGTATCACGGACATCATCTGAGTCCACAGCGGGTAAGAAAACCTACCGTAGAGCTGATTTAATCAGACTCCGCACAAACGATCCAGAACGTTATGAGACACTGCAAGAAGAAATTCTTTCAGCGTATGCAGACGGGAGGGTTAAATAAATTAAACATATAAAGGAAGTTAAATTATGGCATTAGGCACTAACGGTCAAACAATCACAACAGCTGCGAATTTTATTCCAGAGTTGTGGTCAGACGAAGTTATCGCAGGATACAAGAAGAACTTGGTCCTAGGTAACTTGGTAACTAAAATCAACCACAGTGGCAAGAAAGGTGATACGATTCATATCCCCGCTCCTGTCCGTGGATCAGCTAACGTTAAAGCTGCGAATACTCAAGTCGTACTTAATGGTGATACTCACGGTACGATCAACTTGAGCATCGACAAGCACTATGAATACTCAGTTGTAATCGAAGATATTGTAGAAGTACAAGCTTTATCTTCAATGCGCCGTTTCTATACAGACGATGCTGGTTACGCTTTGGCTACTCAGGTAGACAATGATATCTTTGCTTTATGCGAAGGTTTGCAGGGCGGTACTGTAGGCGGTACTGGTACATCATTGTGGGAGAAAGCAGTCATTGGTGGTGACGGTTCTACGGACTTCGTAGGCGGAACCTCTAATGCTTCTGACATCTCTGATGCAGGAATCCGTGGCATGATCCTTAAGTTGGATAATGCTGACGTACCTATGAATGACCGTTGCTTGGTTGTTCCACCTATCGCTATGAACGATATGTTGGGAATCAACCGTTTTACTGAGCAACAGTTTATCGGTGATGGTAGTGCAATTAAGACAGGTAAGATCGGTTCCATTTATGGAGTAGATGTGTTTGTCTCTAGTAACTGTCCAACGGTTACGACTACAAACTCCGTATCTGTCCGTATTGGTGCGTTCTTGCAGAAAGATGCTCTAGCTCTAGTCGAGCAAATGGGTGTCCGTTCACAGACACAATACAAGCAAGAGTACTTAGGTGATCTATTCACCTCAGACACTCTATACGGTGTCGGTGAGTTACGTAACACTTCAGGTCTTGCATTTGCAGTACCAGCGGCCTAACTAGGAGAACTATAGATGCCCATGTATAACTATGTATGTAAAAAATGCAACAATGCTCAAGAGGAATTTAGGTTCCTATCTGAGCGGGAAAACATGGGTATTTGTAACGTTTGTGGCGAGGGGACTTCTCAGGGAGTCTCCTCAGCTTCAAACATCCACCTAGATGGTTCTAATCCTGATTTTACTTCAGCCCACAGTAAATGGGTTAAGAGACATGAGACACTAGGGAACGGTATTAGAACTAAAGAATAAAGAATACTATTGACTTTTTACGTATAATATGGTATACTAAGGAAATAATACAATGATCACCATGCAGGACGCTTTAGAGGACACTTCAGACTCTCTAGACTTAGAGCATATCAAGAATAAGATCACCTCAGCATATCAAAAAATGCTTGAGCAAGTCTTTAAGAAGGACAATCCAGTAGGTTCACCAGAGAAATTAGCGGAGTTTATTGAGCAAAATTCCCTTAACTTTGGAGAGCAGACAGGAGATTTTGATAAAGACTCAGTAAGTATTGATAATCTTTTAGATAAGCTACTTGAAGATGAGAGCCTTAAGCCAATCGCTGAGGATCAAAAGAGTAAACTACAGTCTCTATCTACAAAACATCAGAAAGAGAAATTAGGAGGCTTGTTTGCATAATGAAGAAACCTAGAATTAAACCAATCACTAAGCCATTTCCTAAGAAGAAACCACAGTCCGCACAACAAGCTAGAACCGCTTGGTTAATTGAACGTCGATTGATATCTTAATGGGGAATGATCTATGAGTAATTATACAGTACAAGTTTCATGGTCAGGCAAGGATGCGTTAGCCACATCAGACCCAGAGAAGATTATCAGTGGTGATGATTTAGCTACGGAATTCACTGCGCTTCAGACTTCTGTGAACTCTAAGGTTGATACTACTTCAGGTACAACTACAGGCCACACCCTTATTAACCCTATAATCAACACAGGTGTATCAGGCACAGCGTTTTTAGATGAAGACACTTTAAGTTCTGACAGTGCAACTAAGCTTGCATCACAACAATCTATTAAGGCTTACGTAGATACTCATGCAGCGGATACATCAAATCATGGTGTAACTGGAGATATTGTTGGAACCTCGGACTCACAAGTCCTTACAAACAAAACTATAGTAGCTGCGTCTAATACAGTTACGACAGCGGCTACAGGTAATCTAACGTCCACTAGCCTTAATGCAGCATTAGCTGAACTTCAAACAGATATAGACACTCGGACTACAGCGGCTCAAGCGGCAGCTGCAACAGCGGCTGATGTGGTACTTACACATGCAGATGTAGTCTTAACACATGCTGACGTAGTCCTTACGAATGCAGATGTAGTTACTACGACAGCGGACAAAGCAGTAACGACTCAGGACGCTATTGATACAGCGGCTGATGTAGTCTTAACAAATGCAGATGTAGTCTTAACAAATGCAGATGTAGTCTTGACAAATGCAGACGTAGTCCTTACCAATGCAGACGTTGTATCCACAGCTGCCTATTTAGATAGTTTCTCGGATGTCTACCTAGGAGCTAAATCCTCTGTCCCTACTCTTGATAACGATGGAAATGCTTTAGGAGATGGAGCGTTATATTTTAATACAACTACGGATGATATGTGGGTGTATAATTTATCCACAACAACTTGGTTTGCGGTTGCAGATGGCGCGTTACTTACCGCTAATAATTTAAATGATGTAGCTAACGCTGCAACTTCACTTTCAAACATAGGGGGTGTTGGCGTTGGCCTAGCCCTCGCACTAGGAGGCTGATATGGCTGACGTACTTACAGGCAAGGGATACCTTGTCACCACTTCTTTGGCGGCAGGCTTAACGGCAAGCTCATCAGAAACAATCACGATCATTGGTTGCCAAGTTTCCAATGTACATAGCACAACAGCATCTTGGCTAACTGCACATATCAATCGTTCCGGTGGTGTGGACACAGAACTTTGCCATGAACTATCTATCCCGGTTAATGATGCATTCAATCCTGTTCAAAACAAGATTGTTCTAAACCCAAGTGATGCACTTGAATTTCAAGCTGAGAATGCTTCATCCCTTGAGGCAACAATAAGCTATTTGGTTCAAACATAATGACCGCATTTTTATCCGGTAAAAATTTCAGTACGATCACAAGCAGTGACATTGCTGATTCCGCCATTGTCTCCTCTAAGATTGCTAGTGA